GGACGCTTCCCGTGGATCGTGAAGGATCCCCGCCTGCATCTTCCGGTGCAGGTGGGTGGCCTCGGATACACGGGACGCGGTCTTGCCGTTGGGGTCTCTGTGCGGCGACGCCTCGGTGCCCTGGTCTCCAGGGGGCCGAGTGCCGTTGTCGCGCAGGACCTCATCGGCAAGAAGCCATTCCGAGAGGTGGGCCTCTTCCCGCGTCCTCTTGTGCGGCAAGTGCACGCTTCCTCGTACTGGAAGGCTGTTCGGGCAACCGAACAGTGGTTCCAGGGAAGCGGTGACACTCCCGTGCCTCTTGAGTCCTTGTTGTCCTTCAAGTCCTGTCTCATTGAAGATGAGATAAGGCTCGCCGAAGGAGACAAGTTCAAGAGGAAAAGAGTAGCGGGAAGACCAGACAGGACAAGTAGGTCTGCGGTGTTCCGGCGGCTGGGAGTGGCCCCTTGTCGTCCTCTTTCGAGGCGATGGGGGTGCTCCGCGCTCATCCGCTGGGCCAAGGTCTCTCGCGAGTCCTTGGTCACCGTCGACCAAGACATAATATGTCTCCACTCCAACAGGTCTGGACAACCTGTTGGAGCGGTCTTGTCCTGTCTGGCTGGGATTCGATGCGCGTGGCCTGGTTCCTTCACTCCTGGGTCGTTAAGACTTTGCCCTCTCGGGGGCTCGCCTTCACGGTCAAGGAGCTGAAGGCACTCTGCCACAACGTTCGCGGGTCCGCCCTGCACTCCAAGAGGTGGAAGAACGTGCCGTGCAACATCCGGAAGGATGTCGTCGACACGCTCTGCCACCTGGCAGTGCGCGAACCCGAGAACGGCTTTGCTTTCACTCGGCTCTCGAGGTCGTTGCCGGAGCCTCCCGTAAGGGAGTGCGTCCGACACCTTCAAGACGCCAAGTTGATGGCAAGCGCACCGTTTCCCACATCGGCTGCCGCTTTGGATTCTCTTCGGAGCTTCGTTGCCCTCACGCCCGGCGTGAGTGGTAACGGAGTCCTCCGTCATCCAAGGCGGCTTCCCTCCTCTAGCTCTTCTTGTCTCGAGTGGCCTGCCACTCGAGGCGGGATCGATGGCTACCTGGAACACCTCGGTCACATGTGTGAGGAGGCTGGGGCAACCCAGTCCTCCTTCCACGCTTACGCTGGGGACTCGCTCGGCGGCTTCTGTCTCAGGAAGGCGTCGACGGTCCTGCGGCCATGTGTCGGGGTGTCTGCAGACCTTAGGGAATCTTATCGCTGTGCGGGGTTGCTGTACCTCAGGTCTCAGGGGAAACCCTTTGGCATGAAGGCAACCGCGCTCAGAGCTCCTGGCTACAAAGTTCGGGTGGTTGGTGTCCCCGACTGCTTGACCTTTGTAGAGGGGAGTTGGACTCGCTCGTCGCTGCGCTGGTTGGCTCCTGGCCACTGGCGTATCGACGGTGAGTCCCGAGAGATTCCCGGCGGGATGCATCAGAAGCGCGGGCGGCGGTTCGCCTCCTTGGACCTGTCCAAGGCGACGGACGGCCTGTCCCACGCTGCTGTCCGGGTAGTCATCGAAGGGCTCGCATCCCGTGGTTTGATCCGTCCTGCGGATCTGACCATGTCCATGCGATCCCTCGGGCTGGAGCGAGGAGCGACCTGGAGCTTCCCTGACCTTGGTGACAAGATCGGGGAAGGGTCGTTCCTCAGAGGGAGTCCGATGGGCACACCTCTTTCCTTCGTGGTTCTCTCGTGGGTGAACGCCTGGGCCACCAGTGCGTTCGAGCGGTCGCTTACCCACGGAGACGACGCCGTCGGCCGCTACCGTCCGGTGCCTCACCCTCAGGTGAGCGCACTGGGCGCGTACGCCGACCGCGTCGCCTCCGTGGGAGCGTCGCTCAACAAGACCAAGACCTTCCTCGCTGACCACTCGTGGACAGCTTG